ATAATCTATTTTGATGGAATGTAACAGCTCTTGGAAATCCATTTCTACCAAAAGACTGTTCTTTCCATTCTCTTGATGGTGGCATACTAGCACCAGTAATTTTAATACCAGCACCACCAAAATCTCTGGACCCATTACCATTAGGATCAGTGTTAGCTACATTACCAGTATATCCAGTAACTTCATGTGATGAGTTATATACTGCCCAGTTTGTTGTAGGACTGTTACCTACACTATATCCACCAGTAGGATTCCATGACACACCAGCTGGTAAGAAAAATCCAATACCACTACCAGCAAGTATTTGCGTAGCGTTTGTTGTACTGTCCGTGCCTATTTCAAAATGGTCATCATCTACTACTCTTCTTATTTGGAATGTACCATTTAATCCAGCTCTTTGTATAAGCCCAGGTTCTCCAGCAAAACCACTAAGAGTTATATTATCACCAGCTTTAAAGCCATGATTAACTAATGTAATCTCTACAGAGTTTTGTCCAGATGTAGACCTAAATGGATTTAAACCTAGTTTTATTTCAAGTACATCTTTTACTTGTCCAACAACAGTTGTTGGGTTTGTGTATGTAATAATTTCAATTTCCTTGCCATGCCACAGTATTGACTCTCCGACCCAATCACTGCTAAATGTATTAACACTGGACACCAAGTTAATCTGACCACTATTGGAGCTAGGTTGAATGGTCACATCACTTGGTGCCAGCTTTGTGTATGGTTGGTATATTTCATGTAACACTCTTGTAGTACCAGAATCGGTGTACTCAGTTACATTAGATGATTTTTTAAATTCTAATTCTTTTGCAGTAAACGATGATGCACTTACTCTTTCAATAATAATAGGTGTAAATGTTTCGTGTGCTATTATAAAAGTATCGCCTTGCTGTGCATAGGTAAACTCTTTAATGTTATTTGCATTAATAGGTATAGCTGGTGTAGTACTACCACTTGTATATGTTGATATAGTACTTACAGGAGTTTGATTAGTTACATCATATACAACAATCTTTCCTATCTGAAATAAAAACAAATACTCTTGTGTTTCATTAAACACAAAAGGTTCTAGTCTAGCGTGTGTTGTAGTGCCAGTTAACTCATCCCAATGTAGAGTACCAGGCCTTCTAAATACTGATCCTTGTGATGTAATTATAGCGTTTCTTAGCTTTTGACATCCACCAGAATATGCTGGTATGTCTGTTCTAGCTTTCATACGAGGGTCTAATTCACCTACAGTAAAATCTGTCTGAACAAATTTTATCTTTCTAGCCATTAGAATCTCCTAGCAAGTGTCCGTGTGTTACCTCTAAAGTTAGCATACCTACCCATATTTAATCTTTCTGTTGATGTTTGTTGTGCATCTACATTTCTTGCTAACAAATATTGTCTTTGTGCTTTTTGCTCAAACAATGCAGACTTATCTGCATCTTCTGCAATAGCACCAGCAAATACAGATGCTAAATGAAACTGTAAAGCTGTAATAAAGTATGGTGGGAATGTAGTAGTATCTGGTCTGTATGTGTATTCAGCTATTACTTTATCACTTACACCAGCATTGCAAAATAATTTGTCTGTAAATATTTCATATTGTATTGGGTTACCACCTACAGTAACACCATGAATCATAATAGATTCAATAGGTATTTGGTAAGCAGCATCATATCTATTTTCGTCTAAAGGTGCGTCTGTTAATCTTGATAATTGTTTTATGTTACTGGCAAATCTCCAGCGTGTCTGTGTCAAAGCTGATCTAACTATATCTTCGTACAGATTTTGTGCTACTTGGGATTCAGTTGTTGTTCCAGAAAAAGAAGAAATCGGCGTAGCACCGATCAACACTAATCCTCTTGAAGCTATGTCTATGTCACTGCCTGATGCAGTCGATGTTGTTGTTGTCATTTATAATTCTAGGGGAGTCGCAATCGCTAACTCCCCTATCCTTTATGGTTATGCTAACGCAGTTGTTGTTACAGTTGCATTGCCAGTTGTTGATGATACAGTTAAGACATCAACAGCAGCAGTACCTCCAGTAGCAGAAACAACAAGAATAATGTCAAATTGTTTCAAATTGTTAGTAACTGAGTTGAAGTAACCAGAGCCAGATATAGTGCCTACGGCATCAGCTGATTTGTAATACCAAATAGCTGGTGAAGCACCACCGACTTTTTTCAATTCACTTGATGTTAAAGCCATGTTTTACTCCTATTCTACTATCGTGACTTCAATAATGCCTGTTGAATCAACAGCGATTGATCCCATAGACATATATGATGTTACAAGGTTACTAACTTTTTCTGGAATGTAATTAACTTCAGTTCTCACATCCGATCCTGTAGCAGTACCGATTGCAGATTTGTGGTAAGCAAAAACTTTTCTATCATTACCAGAAATAGGTAATGCTGAATGAATCATAAAGTTAAAGCCTAACCATCTTTTTGCAGTCATACCGCTAGTGAAAGGTTGATCGCCAGGTGCGATGTAATCTGTGTTAACAAATTCATCGATAGCTAACAAGTCAGCCCATCCTTCTGGTGATACGACAAAGTATCTTTGTCCGTCATCAGGGATGTCGTTTTCATTCATGTTTACAAATGCTTCTAATACTTTAGCTTTTGTAAGACCAGATGAAGCTGCTGCGATTGTTGTGCCATTACCAGCGTCAAGAGCAGATATAATAAGGTCATCAGTTTTTCTACCTAATGCGTTTGCAGCATTAGTAGCAACTACTTGTCTTTCATCAATATTTGTCTTGAGTAGGTCTAGTGTGTCAATGTAATCAGCAGCATAAAAGTCACTTAGAGTCACATCGACATTAGTGTGAGTAAGGTCCATGCTAGTAACTTCAGCGTGTCTTGATTTAGTAACGGCTTCACCTTTACCGATTTTTTGGAATCGTGCAGTGTTACCAGTTACATTATTGACTTGGCGAGTTGTGTTTTTGAGCTTAGCACCAGCTCTTTGATAAGCAAGGTGGACTTCACTCTCGAACTGCGTTATAAACGCTTGATCTATGGATAGTGCCATAAATACTCTCCTTTAAGTTAGAGTTAATAAAAACCTCCTGTTATCCTAGAGTCTGATACCAATTATCCGAATAGGGTTGGTCATTTACCTTTGGGCAGTTAACCTTAATTAATTATTTCCCTATCATTGACGCAACGCACAAAGTACATTCTGTTGTCATCTTCTAAGTCAAGTACATCAAACTTATGATACAACAAAAACTTTTTAAGACCTTTTCTTCTGGAGTCTGCAATATTAAATAGTAAATCAAAGTGTGTATTAAACACATTTACCCATGCTTTTGATTCTCTAATAAATACAAACTTTTCTTTTTTACTTATGTTGTTAGTCATAAGTAGCCAGACTCTACCAGCTTTTTTATATAGTTTATTGTTTAATGGTGGTCTATCTTCTACTACACCCCACATAGCCATTGGACCATTTTCATTGCAAGCTAACCAAGATACATCTTCGCCTTGTTGTATAAGTGGTTGCACACACGCTTCTAACGGTGTGCATCCAAGTAACTCACATTCGTTTAAATCTTCCGTAGTTAAGTTTTCAGACAGCAGTGTGACTAATTCAATAGTTGGTTGCTGTATACTAATTACCACTTAACTTTTGGAAACCTTCTTCTATTTCTGCAATATAAGCATCATCTCTACGGTTTTGATCCCAGTATCGAGGGTCTTGCATCTTAGCTCTAAGGTCTGCAAGTGTAAGTTGCCCTGTACCTTTTGCTACTGCATCTGCATTATTAACAGAGTTTACACCCATGCCCATAATTTTTTCTAAAAACCTTATGCCTGTTGCTGTAGCACCTAAGTCTACAATTAAATCAAGCTCTTCATCTTGAAAGTTTTTACTTGCCCATTGACTTACACCATCTATTCTAGCATTTGCATTTTCACCTAGTTTAGATTTTTCTGCTTCTAAATCTATTTCTGCTTCGTTTGATTGTGCAAACTGTTTAATGCCTTCGTGAAATTGCTCATCACTAAACCCTGATTCAAATGCAGTTTTCTTCCACCAATCTAACATAGGATTGTTTAGTATCTCTTCTTCAGTAAAACCTTCTACTTCAGGAAGTGTGTAACTATTTTCATCAGCTGGTCTGTCTTTCATTTGCTCAGCTTTTAATTCACCAATAAGCTCTTCTTTAAAATCATCTTTCTTTTTACCGATCATACTTTCTAATTCAGTATAAGACTTAGATAACGATACATCATCTAACTTTCCGTCTTTCCAAAATTTTTCTGGTACATGGTCAGGTCTTGATGGAGTCTGGCTTTCGAGGGGTGCAGATTGGGTGGGAGGGAGATCACCAGACTCCTGTGTTTCTTCTGTAATCTCTGTTGGTTGTACTAATGATTCTTCATTCATCTTTATTTTGCTCCTGTTTAACTCTGTGTTGTGTAATTCTTGTTTCAATAACACCTACTAAATATCTTTGCCCTTCTAAATGAAACAATGCATCTGCTTTTATTTCTGGACCAGCTACTCTTTCAGTTGTAATTGACTTCAAATATTTTAATGTTTCTTGTCCATGAGGTGTACTAAAAGTTGTAGTAAGTAAGTCATTTAATAACTCTTGATCTTTTGTACTTCTTTCATATCCATCAGGACCCACTATCATTTTCGTCTGTGGCATTTGGTATAGCTCCCATCTGTTGTGCCTGTTGTAAAACTTGCTGTCTATCAGCATCAGTCATAAGTAAATCTTCTGGCACGGAAAATTTCTTTGCTAAAAATTTAGCTACTTCATTACCTTTTACTAACATAGGTAACATTTGTGGTCCAAACCTAGCCATGACTAATTCTAAAAATCTATCTACGGATGCAATGTCTGTTTGCATTTGTGCTTGTGCTAAAGGAGATATACTTACTACTTTAACTTCTCTTCCGTTTATTTGTGGTACTTCTATTTTACCCTGTTTCTTAAGGATGTATATAACTCTTCGTAAGATTGGAGTGACCATCTCTGCTTGTAATCTTCCAAAGGCTGATCCAATTCTTCTTGAAAGGTCTGCCATTCTTTCTGCAATTTCTGTTGCACTTGCTGGTGTTCTGTTTGGGTCACCCAGCATATCGTTGTATAAAGCTCTTTTAATATTGTTACGCATATCCGATAGAATAATATCAGATACTCTAAAATCACCAGCGTTTTTAATAGGTTGGAGTCCTGATGAGCCTGGAGCTTTTGGTATGACTGTGCCCGGTAATAACTGTATTGTATCTGTATTAACAATACCATCATCTTCCAGTTGATATATACCTGAGATAGCCATCTGGGCATTTTCTAATATCATCTCCACAGTTAAGTTTGTAGTTTTAATTGCTGCCATAGCATTCATCAATGGTCCACGACCATATACTTCACCAGCACACTTACCCCAACGGAAACAAATGTATGGATTAGAACCACTACCATCCATTTCTCTATGGACTATTTTTTCTTTATCTTCTTTTACTATAACACAATAATGATATTTTTCATCAGGTAATGCAGAATAATCTCTATATACAGTTTCGATTACAGTCTTTTGTCTGTCAGGATTTCTCTCCATGTCTATCTTCATCTGCTCTGTTAAGTTAGCATCAGGATAGGCAATAAGTAAATCTCTACACTTGACTAATCTTTTCCTATATACCGTATCAATATCGTCTTTAGGCCCTGTATCCAAGCAGATATGAGGGAGGGGAATTGCTGTAAAGTTGACAGGGTTAACTGCGTCACCTTCTTCCACAAGTAAGCAACCTGTTCCAACAGCCAAGTCCAAAAAACTTTCATGTACTTCTTGATTAAAGTTGGAATTTTGCAGAACCTCAAATACATATTCTGTAACATCGTCGAGAGCTTTGTTAACATCTAATTTCTCCTCTTCTGGTACTTCTTGTCCACCAACTAAGTCAGCCCATCTGGCAAAGTTAGGAACAATACCAGCTTGTAGTCTTGATGCAAATTCTTGTACACCTACTACAGCTGTTTCATCAAAAATTTTATCGTGCCTGTTAGCACCTGGGTGTTCACTAAAAAAACTTTCTCTTTGGGGTAACGCATATTCATAACATTCTTCAAAGGTAGGAATCCAAAGTTGTTTATTAGATTCTGCTTTAGAGTATCTTTCCAATAAAGTTTTAGTATCAGCCACCATTAACTATCTGCCAAGAGGATAACCCCTTCCTCCTCCTGTGCCAGTTATTAAAGATCGTCTACCAAATCCAGCTTGTAATAATTTTTCTGTTTCAGTAGCTTCTGTCTTTAACCTAGTACGTTCGTCTAGTTCGCTTTTTAGTTGAGCTGCTCTTGCTGCTTTTGCGTCTTGACTTTCCTTTGGTGGTTTTGGTGTTTTTAAGCACATATTTTTTCATCCTTTATGCATTGGTATAAAGATATTGCAAATGAGCAACGCACATTAATAAGATTTTTTCCAACCTCGTTTCATTGCTGCATATGCTTTTTTACTTATTGTGCTATTTTTTTTAGACCTAGATATACCTTTTCTTTGTCTTTTCTTTATGTTTGCTAATAAACTCATCTTACCATTTTACCTTGTTTGCCCAATATGCTGCGCTCATAATACCCTTCTTAATATTTTTTGCGTGTCTTGCTTTGAAAGATTTTGCTCGTTTAGTCATAGTTCTATCTCCTGTTTTACCTTGCTGGCCAAACCTTATTAGTTTCATTGTATGACCTTTTGCTGCTAAAACAATATGTGATTTTGTTTTATGTTTAGGTGTTCTTTTTGGTTTATTAACACCACTTAAGCCATGCTTCTTTAGTAAAGACTTTCTTCTATTCTCATGTGCCATACTAAAACTTACTCCAAAAACTTTTTTCTTTCTTTGGTTTTCTTTTCCTATCAAAAGGATTAAAGGAAGTATTTACTTGGAATGCTTTATTCTGCAACGCACCGTGTGTGATAGACCTACCTTCTCCTGATCCTAGCATTAGATACTGTAAAGCATCGTGTACATGACTGAATCTATTTTTATTAGGGCTTTCTTGGTATCGTTCTTGTCCTGTTACTTGTAATCGTTTGTAGTGATAGCCACCATCAAACCCAGCTATAAGTTCCTTGCATCTTTTATCTATAATAACACCAGAGTTACCTTCTAACATACGAGTAAGACTAGCATTAACAGACTCAAGCCTTAGACTTACATCGTTACTCGGTGCTGGATATACTTGCACACCAGCACCACGCATTATCTGGAATGGTGTACTCTCATCAGTCTGCGCTCTAAAGTCACCAGCTGGATCACCCCACATTTGTAAGTCACAACCTTGATAGTTCTGTGCAATCTCTTGTCGCATTAGCTCTGCAAAGCGTACAATACCCATGTCAATACACACAACTTCTTTAAGAATATGCCAACGACCACGAATTTTTTGGGCAAATACGGCAGCTGGAGTCAATCCAAAGTCCATACCCACATACACTGTGTTGCCGTTTGCTACCGGTATATGCTCTTCTGCTACATGAATTTGTTTATTAAAGTCTGGATATACTGGTTTACCATCATCTAATCTACCTAATCGGTTCATAACATATATATCTATCCAAGACTTAGTTTTACCATTGACTATATTCTTGTAGTAATCTGGGGTTAAGTGTTTTTTGTTTTCAGCTA